GATATACTCACCACAAAATTCCCCCTATGGTGATGGTGCTAGTCAAAATCTATTAACGACAACTAATACAGGCAGTGCGTTTACAAGTAGTCAAGCCGAAGCATATGATAATGCGGTAAGCTCTGGTAATGTAGATGTAGCACAACATTATGAAATAATAAATGCTAGATATAATAGAATGTCTGAATATATGGCTGCAGGAGGTGCTGAAGGAGGGGCTTCTACAAGTGGAATGAGTTCCAACACTGTAGAACAAGCAAAAAAATTATTTGACAGCGAAGGTAACAGAATATTCGACACCGTAAACGAAGCTAATGCTGCTAATAACAGTGACGGTGATGGTGGCTCTGGTACAACCGCTACAGCTGCATCATCTAGTGGCGGCTTTGGTGGTCTTGTTGATACTGTTAAAGACTTCTTTGGTTTCGGAGGTGACGACGATTAGGTTTAGTGTGCCTAACTATAAACACTAATATGACTGGCCTACCCATCCCCCTACCAACAGGCTACGGTGGCCCCAGTGAGAGGACATATAATGTCAGAACAACAAATAATGGCTGAAGAAATGCAGTCACCAAAAAAGGTAGCTTTTGCTAATCGTAAGTATACAAATGAAGAACGGTTACAGAAAGAAGAAGAAGAACTTGAAAAGCTACTAGAGGAACAAAAGGGTGAAGCTGAACAGGTAGAAGAACCTAAAGAAGCTGAACCTGCAAATGCAGAAGAAAAAAGTTTTAAGAAACGTTATGGTGATCTACGTAGGCACCAACAGCAAAAAGAAAAAGACTACGAAGATCGTATCAAAGCTCTTGAAACTCAACTTAGTTCTGCAACTAAAAAAGAAATTAAGTTACCAAAGTCGGATGAAGACATTGAAGCTTGGACAACTAAGTATCCAGATGTAGCTGCTATCGTTGAGACCATTGCAATTAAAAAAGCAAAAGAGCAATCACAAGGTCTTGAAGAACGTGTTCGTGAAATTGATGAAATGAAAGCATCAGCATCACGTGAGAAAGCAGAAGCGGAACTTATGAAGCTACACCCTGACTTTGGTGACATTCGTAACAGTGATGACTTTCACGAGTGGGCAGAAGAACAACCTAAGTGGGTTCAAGATGTCCTATATGAAAATGACGCAGACGCTCGTTCAGCAGGACGTGCAATTGATCTGTATAAAGCAGATCGTAATATTACAACTAAGAAGTCTGCTTCATCAAAAGATGCTGCACGTTCTGTGGGTACACGGAATGAACGCAGTAAACCTCAGTCGGATGCTATGGGAAATGCTATCCGTGAATCTCAGGTACAGAAGATGTCTCCACAAGAATATGAAAAGCGATCAGACGAGATCATGGAAGCTATTCGGACTGGAAACTTTATTTACGATTTATCTGGCTCCGCTAGGTAATAAGTATTGACATTATAGTTATTTGTGTTATAACTATATGTATAATATATTATGCAGCCCCAGTAATGGAATACCTGCATAAAATATATTCCCCAAGCAAACAACAGACCTTACGGACTTACCTAGTAAATCATGGCCCGTAAATGTAATGCAAAGGCCAAGTGTTACAATTTACGCACCCTAAGATGTCTAGCCTCCAATATAAGTATCTGTGTGTTCTGCATCTGTTCTTGCTAATAGGAGAATGTTCAAATGGCATTTACATCAGCAGGCGGTTACGGTAATTTACCTAACGGTAACTTTTCACCAGTAATCTACTCCAAACAGGTGCAACTTGCGTTCCGCAAGGCATCTGTTGTTGAAGCAATTACGAACTCTGATTATTTCGGAGAGATTGCTAACATGGGTGACTCAGTTAAAATTATTAAAGAACCTGAGATCACCGTAAAAGAATATGCACGTGGTACGGCGATCACGCCACAAGACCTTGACGATGAAGACTTCTCGTTAACCATTGATAAAGCTAACTATTTTGCTTTCAAGGTTGACGATATTGAGGAAGCTCATAGTCACGTCAATTTCCAAAGCCTTGCTTCGGATCGTGCTGCATATCGTATCTCTGACCAGTTTGACCAAGACGTTCTTGGCTACATGTCAGGCTACAAACAATCTGCACTGCACGGCAATGCTGATACTGCTAACACAACTACTAACGGTAGTGTTGCTGTATCAACTGCAGGTTCAGACGAATTGCTTGCTTCAATGAAGCTGGATGGTTCTGATTTTAATGGTGGTTCTTCTGGCAACACTGTTGCTCTACTGCCACGTACAGGCGGTGCAACTGCTACACCTTCAACTGCAGGTGAAGCAAACCCACTACAACTTATTGCTCGTATGGCTCGTAAGCTAGACCAGCAAAACGTTGACACAACAGGTCGTTGGCTCGTTGTTGACCCAGTATTCATGGAAATCCTGCGTGATGAAGATTCTCGTCTTCAAAATTCAGACTTCGGTGAATCTGGTGGTATCCGTAATGGTCTTGTTGTAAACAACCTGCACGGTTTCCAAGTACACGTGTCTAACAACTTGCCTACTTTTGGTACTGGTCCTGCAACAAACGCAGCTTCTGGCTCAACTAACTACGGTGTTATCGTAGGTGGTCACAGTTCAGCTGTTGCAACTGCAGAGCAGATCAATAAAACAGAAACATATCGTGACCCTGACAGCTTCGCTGACATTGTTCGTGGTATGCATCTATATGGTCGCAAGATTCTTCGCCCAGAGGCGTTGGTCAATGCACTCTACAACTTACGATAAGGAGAATAGAAAATGGCTACTATTACTGCAACTCTAGCTCCTGCACACGGGAGTTCTTCACGTGGTCGTCAAGCGTATATGGTTGAACAAACTATTGACCTAACTGCAAATAGCATTGCCCCCGGTGATGTAGTACAGGCTCTTACTGTACCTGCTAATACTAAAATCATTACAGCAGGTATTCAAGTAACAGCTTCTGCTACTCAAAACACTGGTACAGATGCTACTGCTACATTAGGTACAGCCGTAGACGCTGATGAGTACGTGGCTGCATTTGATATTGATGGTGCTGCTGATGGGGCGTATGCTCCTTCCGCTACTGTAGCTGGTGATGTTATCATCACTTCTGCAGATACACTTGACGTAACTCTTGCAGGCAGCGGCGCATCATTTAGTGCAGGTACACTACGTGTATATGCTGTAATGATGGACGTTAGTGCACTAGGCGAAATGACTGCTGACGAAGTAAGTCGTGACAACGCTTAAATAAACTAATTGGGGGGCAGGGAAACTTGCCCCTCTCAGCTTATCCAAAGGTTATTTAAATGGCAACTACGTACATTACACTAGTAAACGATACACTAAGACGTTTAAACGAGGTCACACTAGATACTGCTGGTGATGGCTTTGATACTGTACGTAACGTACAAGCTCTTGCTAAAGATGCTGTAAACAGTAGCATTCGTCTTATTCTACAAGACGGACAAGAATTTCCTTTTTTAAAAACAACATTTACTCAAACCTTAACTACCGCACAACGAACCTATGACTTTCCAGCTAATATGGGTTCTGTAGATTGGGATTCGTTTTTTCTAAAAAAGACTACCGGGTTAGATAATACCCCTAGACATTTAAATACATTAACATATAATGATTATCTACAAAACTATCGCACACAAGACGATGAAGCTGATCAAACAAATGGGACAGGCAAACCTACCTACGTGTATCAAACACTAGAAGAGAAGTTTGGTATTACCCCATTAACTGATGCTGCATACGATGTTGAGTATGTGTATTTTACATATCCTGATGATCTTGTTTTACATACAGATACGATGATTATTCCTGAACGTTTTAAGCATGTAGTTATTGATGGTGCAATTATGTTTATCATGCGTTTCCGTAGTAATGAACAAAGCGCAGCCATGCACCAAAGAAATTTTGAAGAGGGCATTAAGGCTATGCGCCGCATTCTAATGGATGATAACTTGTACATTCGTTCTACAGTAATTCAACGTCCAGCAAATAGTACTTTTAGTAGCGTGGTCTAATGGCTGATAATCTATCTTCCTTTAAAGTGTTTTGTCAGGGTGGTTTAAACACTAGTCGTGATGTGTTATCACAAGGTGAGAATCAACCGGGTTCTGCTATTAGTCTAATTAATTATGAACCATCTGTTACAGGTGGCTATCGTAAGATTAACGGATTTCGTAACGACTATGGTACAGTAACAGGCACAGGTAGCGTTTTAGGTGTTTGTGTAGCTAATGGGATTAATGATGGCATTCTTGCTTGTCGTAAACCTTCTAGCGGAAATAACTATTTACACTACTGGAATAACTCTACAGATGCTTGGGTTGCAGTATCTACATCTGGCTCTCCTACAATGGTAGGCGTTACTAAGGTACGTTTTACCAAGTATAATTGGGGTACTGCAAAAATTATACTGACTGATGGAATCAATCCTGCAGCTACGTATGATGGTAGTACATACACTCAAATTACACATGCTGATGCACCTGACGATCCTAAGTTTTCTGCAGTGTTTCAAAACCATATGTTCTTAGCTGGTGATCCTAACGAAAATACAAACCTCTATTTTAGTGCACCCTATAATGAAACTAGTTTTGCTGCTGCTGATGGCGCAGGAGTTATTAATGTAGGCTTTCCTGTTGTATCAGTCAAACCTTTTCGTGATGCGTTATATGTGTTTGGTAGTAATAATATTCGCAAGCTTACAGGTAACAATATAGCTAACTTTGTACTTGAGAATGTTACAGATGACCTTGGATGTTTAGCTACAGACAGTGTTATTGAAATAGGCGGTGACCTACTGTTCTTGTCTCAGGATGGCTTGCGTCCTGTAACTGGTACTGACAAGATTGGTGACGTTAATCTTGAAACAGTGTCTAAAGACATTCAGTCTATATTTACTGACATTGTATTTGATATTGACTTAGAAGGTTTAAGCGCAGTAGTTATACGGCAGAAGACGCAGTTTCGTTACTTCTTTGCATCAGCCGATTCGCAGGGTATTCTTGGGGGCTTTAGGCAAACACCTAATGGATTACAATTTGAATATAGTCAGATGTTAGGCATAACCTCTACTTGTGCAGATAGCGGATACATAGGACAGTTTGAATTTGTCATTCATGGAGACAGCGCAGGAAAAGTTCAAAAGCAAGAAGAGGGTTTTAACTTTGATGGTAACGAGATTTTTAGCCAATTCCAAACTCCTTTTTTTCATATGCAAGACCCAGAGCAACGTAAGATATTTTATTCGGTAGCTACCTACTTACGATCTGAAGGTGACAATGAAATTATTCTGTCGGCTGTTTATGATTATGAAGATGTAAATACATTAAACCCGACAAACTTTACACTAACAACAAAAGGTGCGGCTGCATACTATAACGAAGCTAAATACAATAGTACTGCAATATTTGATGGGAACCCTTCACCCGTTCAACGTACTAACATATCGGGATCAGGCAAGTCTGCATCCTTAAAATTCGTAACTAATGACACAAGTGCATCACACAGTATCCAAGGTCTAGTGATTACATTTGGAGTAGGAGATAGATTGTAAATGGCAGGTTATTCAAGACAGTCAACAGCTGACATTGTTGCTAATGCGGTTATTAAGGCAGCACCAGTAAACGCAGAGTATAACGCCCTTCGTGATGCATTTGCTTTAGCTACTGGGCATAAGCACGATGGTAGTTCTACTGAAGGTGGTTACATACCCCTTATCGCTGACTCAGACGCATTAAACAAAATAGTAGTAGACACAACTAACAATCGTATCGGCTTCTTTAGTGAAGTAGGTGGTTCTGCAGTAGAACAATTACGCATTCAAGATGGTGCCATTGTTCCTGTAACAGATGATGACATTGATATTGGTACGTCTGCATTAAAGTTTAAGGACTTATATATTGATGGCGTAGGTTACATTGACTCTGTTACTGTAACAGGCGCTGCTACCTTTTCTAACATAGACGTTAACGGTGGTGCAATAGACGGTGTAACTATCGGTGCAGCTTCTGCAGGTGCAGGTACATTTACTGACCTTACTGCTACAGGAACTACAACCGTAACTACAGCAGATATAAATGGCGGTAATATTGATGGCACTATTATTGGTGCTTCTACTGCAGCGGCAGGTACATTTACTGCATTAACCGCATCAGGTACAACAACAGTAACAACTGCAGATATTAATGGTGGTAACATAGATGGTACAGTTATTGGCGCTTCCAGTGCTGCTGCTGGTAGCTTTACAACTGTATCGACATCTGGACAAGCTACATTGGCAACTGTTGATGTTAATGGTGGTAATATTGACGGTACTATTATTGGTGCGTCAAGTGCTGCTGCTATAACAGGCACAACTATTACAGCAAGCTCTGGCTTTGTTGGTAACTTGCAAGGTAACATTACAGGTAATATAACTGGTGATATAACTGGTGACATTAGCGGTGACGTGACTGGTAACGTAACGGCAAGTTCAGGTACATCGGTATTTAATAATGTAACGGTCAATGGAACACTGGACGTTACAGGTACAACAATTGCTAACGTTACTGATCCGAGTTCTGCACAGGATGCAGCCACGAAAAATTATGTGGACACACAAGTATCGGGATTGGTAGACTCCGCACCCGGCACACTGGACACCTTGAATGAGCTTGCTGCAGCACTAGGTGATGACGCAAGTTTTAGTACAACCATTACAAATAGTATAGCAACCAAGCTACCACTTGCAGGTGGTACAATGTCTGGTGCTATAGCTATGGGTACTAGCAAGATTACAGGCTTGGGTGATCCAACAGCTAACCAAGACGCAGCAACTAAGAAATATACAACTGATACATTTCTACCTTTAGCAGGTGGTACTTTAACAGGTGCAGTAGCAGCAGGTAGTAACAAAATTACCGCTACGTATACACCAAGTGCAAATGCAGACTTGACAACTAAAACATATGTTGATAGCATTGCAGGATCAGGTACTGCAGCAGCAACATCAGCAACAGCAGCCGCTTCAAGTGCTACAGCCGCTGCCTCAAGTGCAACTGGTGCAGCAAACAGTGCAACAGCAGCAGCTTCTAGTGCAACCTCTGCAGCAGCCAGTTTTGATTCGTTTGATGACAGATACCTTGGTGCTAAGTCATCTGCCCCTAGCGTGGACAACGATGGTGATGCCCTTCAAGTAGGAACTCTTTACTTTAATACTACCTCAAACTCTATGCAGGTATATGGTGGCTCTGGTTTTACTGCAGCGGGTTCATCTGTAAATGGAACTACAGATCGTAACACATACACTGCAACTTCAGGCCAAACAAATTTTTCAGCTACGTATGACGCAGGTTTTGTAGATGTTTACCTCAACGGTGTAAAACTACTATTAGGTACAGACTTTACTGCTACGTCAGGTACAGCAATTGTATTGGCATCAGGTGCTACAGCAGGAGATATTGTAGATATTGTAGCTTATGGAACGTTTACTTTATCTACACACTACACCAAAACAGAAGCAGATGCTCGTTATCTACTAGAGTCAAATAACTTATCAGATTTAACAAGTGCATCTACAGCCCTTACTAATTTAGGTGTTACTTCTACTGCAGCGGAACTTAATATTCTTGACGGTGTAACAGCAACAACTGCAGAGTTAAACTACGTTGATGGCGTAACATCTGCAATACAAACACAGATAGATGCCAAACAACCTTATGCAACAATTGCGGTTACTGTAGTTAACTCTGGTGGTAACAAGTATGCTCTTGATGGAACTGTGCAACAGTTAGGCTTACTTGCACCTTCAATAACATATAGGTTTGATCAGTCAGACAGTTCTAACTCAGGACATCCATTACTACTAAGTACAACTTCAAATGGTACACATGGTGGTGGTAGTGCATTTTCTACAGGCGTAACAGCAGTAGGTACTCCCGGCAGCGCAGGTGCTTATACACAGGTTAAACTAGAGCAAGATGCTCCTGACACACTGTATTACTATTGTTCTAGTCATAGTGGTATGGGTGGAGAGATAGACTCTAAAGCTACAGTTTCTAGTCTAACTGATCTTAGTGTAACTGCCACCGCTTCTGAGCTAAATATCATGGATGGTGTAACA